GCGGTGCTGGGTTGATTCGCTTTCGCCATACCCCATACCCAGAATGCGCAGGAATCCTGCGCACCGGATCACGGGCTAGACGAACAGTGCAGACGAACACGCGACTGCCGCCTGTGCAATCCGCGCCCGTGCAATCTCGACGTACTCGGCCTCGCGTTCGATGCCGATGAAGTTGAAGCCTTCGAGGATCGCGGCCTTGCCGGTGCTGCCGGAGCCGGTGAACGGATCGAGCACGGTGCCGCCCGGTGGGGTGACTAGGCGGCAGAGGTACTGCATAAGGGCGGTGGGCTTGACGGTGGGGTGGTGGTTTTTTCGTGGCTCGCTTTCGCGTCCGCCGTCTCGCAATGCTCCCACGCCCGCCACGCCCGCCACGCCGTCCTCGCGGTCCGCCTTGCTCGCCTTCGGGACGTAGAAAAAGCGGGATGCCGAACCAGAGTCTTCGCCGGGAAACCCCGCCACCACTTCATCGCTGCCGTCGTGGATTAGGTTGGCGGGCCATCTTCCGATGGTCGTGCCAACAGGAACCCGCCCGTAGTTTGCGCCGGACATCGCCACGTTGTGAGAAACAACCGCGCCGGTCGATGCCGTTCGCGTGCCGATTCGCGTGCCGATTCGCGTGCCGTCGATATTCAATGCCCCCGTCCCCCACTCCTGCACGTTCTCGGCAACGGTGCCGGTGATGGGCTTGCGAGCGACGGTGATCGGCTCCATCGCGGGCTTGAGGGCGGTGCCCCATCCGGACCATTGCATCGCGGGAACCGTCGCGGGAACCGTCGCGGGAACCGTCGCGGGTGCTTGGGAGTTTTCCCCCTCCGATTGCAACATCCCAAAGGTTTTTCCGCTGCCCATTCCGGCTTTCTTGAAACCAACCACTTCCCGCTCTGCCCCAGCCGCCTTATCAATCGCCTTGCTTACGTCCAGCGACTTCGGAAACCCTGACCCGTACACCCACGCGATCATGTCCCGAATCTCAAACCCCGCGTCCTCGATCCGCACGCACATCCGGTGCTGCGTCCGCGTGCCAGCGAACGCGAGCAGGTGCCCGCCCGGTTTCAGCACCCGCAGACATTCCGCCCACACGTCCGTACCCGGTACGTCGTAATCCCACTTCTTGCCCATGAACGACAGGCCGTAGGGCGGGTCGGTCACAACCGCGTCAACGCTTGCGTCCGGCATCGCGCGTAGAACATCGAGGCAGTCGCCGTGAATGATCTTGTGAGTCGCCGCATCCATGCGTGCGCACAGCATAGCAAGCCAACGGATTTGGTGCTAGACGGAACGTCCGCCCAAACGATCCCGGAACCGCTGCACCGCCGGGTCCGACACGCCCTGCAGGCGAGGGGACGACGCCGCCGCCGGCGCTTGCCGCATCAGCCGCTTGGCACCAGCCCAATCGGCACCAGCCGCGTTGTACCGCAGACAATCCAGGATGTGGTTGTCGCGCCGACCCGGCCGCAGATCCCACGTCACGATCGTCTGACCGCCACGCTTCCGGGGGACCGCCGCCTCGGCCGTGATGTGCTCGAGCACGAACGCCGGGCAGTCCTCGGGCAGGAACCGCCGACCGGCCGGGCGCGACAGGTCCGGCTGCGATTCGTCCGCCTGCCCCCCCACCGCCCGCAGGCTGTTCAGCAACTGGCCCCAGATCGCCTCGGTCCAGTGCGAGTTGTTGACGTGCAGCAGTTGCACCCCGCCGATCAGCGCCCGCCCGCTCGCGGTCTTCTCGATGACCTTGGCGTAGTGCGGCAGCGTCAGGTGGTCATGCCCCTGCACCGCCACGATCCGCTCGCCCCGGGCCTTCCCCTGTCGGCAGAACTCAAAGACCTCTTCCGTCCGGTATTGCGAGTCGATGAACGTGGCGACGATCCGCATCTGGCGACCGTCCGCCGTGGGGAACACGCGCCGCCGGACGTGATCGAGCTGGCCGATGCCGCCACCGGCCGGGCTCTCGATCTTCTCGGCCCACACCAGGTGCGAGTCCACGCCGCCCTCGGTCCACCCCTCGACCACGCACCACAGGTGATCGGCCTGCACGTCTGCGGCCATTGTCAGCGCCAGCACCGGCTCAGGAACCGTGCCCATCTTGTGACCGCCGCCGACATACGGCACGCGCAGCTTCTCGAGCTGCGACACCTCGAGCGATTCGCCCTTCGGTGCCCACGGCTGGCCCAGCTTGCCGTTGAACCACACCCGCGGCGGGAACCCCTTGGCCTCAACAAAGTCCCGGGCCACCCACCCGAACGTCTTGAATGGGGAGTACAGCGACGACAGCCGAAACCCCGCGTGCGTGGACGGGCGAACGTCGCCGACCAGCTCGACCGTTCCATCGTCGCGCCGACGCACGAACTGGCCCTCGCGGACCCACACGCCGTGCGCCAGCATCTGCTCCTTGTGGTGGTTCTCGATGACGCCGCCGCAGTGCTCGCAGACGTAGACCGCCGTCCGCTCGACCTCGTCCGGGTCCGCAGTCGCGCCGCCCTCCCACCGGACATTCTTCCAGATCAGCTCCTGGTGCTTCCAGCAGTGTGGGCACGGCACCTCGTACCGCCGCTGGTCCGACTTCATGTACTCGGCGTGCAGGCCCATGTTCTGCAGGCCTGGCGTGCCCATGTCGATCAACAGCGACCGCTGGAACGTGCCGGTGCGCTGGATCGCCTCTTGGATGATCTGGTCGTTCTCCTCGATGCACAGATCCTCTTCGTCGATCAGGATGAACCCGATCGGGTTGCTGCGGACGTTGGTGCTCGATCCCGAGCCAACCGCCGTGACCGTCGATCCGTTCATCATCGCCAGCGTCGTCGTCGATGACTGCGTCCGCTTCCGCATGAACAGGCCATCGAACACGGGCATCGCCTCGATCGTCTTGCGGATGCGGTCTTTCACCACCTTGCGGGCCAGCTTGTCGTTCGGCCAGATCGCCAGCCAGTGGTTCGGGTTCTCGACCATGTGCTTGAGCATGCCGTTGACGCCGGCCTCGGTCTTGCCCAACTGCGACGCCATCATCAGCGTCACCCGCCGGAACGCGGGATCATCCATGCACCGCATCGGCTCGCGCAGGTATGGCGTGCGGGCCGTGCGCCACGGACCAGGCTCGGCGTTGCCAGACACCACCACGCGATGCTTATCGCACCACTCGTCGATCGGGATTGGATCGCGGACGGCGAACGCACGCCGCCGAACCGCCCGAGCCACCGCGATGGGATCACACAGCGTCACGCGCTCAACCCTCGCATTGCTTCTCGCACCTCGTGGTCCAGAAGGCTGCGGATCGTCTGAATGCGTTCCGCCGGCAACTGCAGCGCCGCGACCACCTGCTGAGCCGCCTTGACCGGGATTGCCTCGATCGCCATGCGGATCGTCATCGACTCCTGAGCCCATGCACGCTCGACCTCGACCGCGTCCATCAGCTTGCCCTCGCGGATGTCGTTCTTCATCTTGCGGTCGCGGGCCTCTTCAATCGTGCGACGCCGCAAGGCCTCGGCCATTGGCATCGCCGCGTCATCTCCTTCGCCCGCCACGATCTCGGCCTTGTCCCGCTCGGCCTGCGAAAAAACGCCCGTCTTGTTTGCCAGCCGCGGCTGCACCGAACCGACGTTGTTGAACCACTTACGCAGCTCGGCCTCATTGAACAGCCGCCGCCCGTTCTCGTGCGTGTCGCATGGTGCTCCCTTGTCGCGCACCTGCTCGCACAGGTACTGCTTAGAGATCCCCAGCGCCTTCGCGGCCTGCGATGCTGTCAGGGTTCGCTTACTCATCGGTGTCCGGCCTTGCCAGAACCATCTGCGGCGTGACCTTCTCGGCCTCACAGATGGCCTTCATCTCGCGGCGGACCTCAATCAAGATCGCCCGCAGCGTCGCCTCTGGTAGACGATGCTCCTGGGCGATGTCTCGCATCGACCGCTCATCCCAGTTGTCGAGCAGTGCCGCCTCGATCGCGGGCAGCATCTCCCACCGCTTCGTTCCCAAGATCCCGCGCACCATCATCCGCGCGCACGTGTTCAGGCGTTCCATGCCCGTCATGTCGAGGCCTCCTAGCTCTTCCAGAGCTTCGTGAGTTGCCGCGTTGCATCTCGGAAACCGCTTCCGAACAGCATCGCCGCACGCTCGGTTGTTGCCGCCGCTCGTCCGTTCACCTCAAGCCCCTGCTGCGCGAGCCATCGCGTCGTGGCCTCCGTCGCGTCAAAGACCTGTTCCATGTGCACCAGATCACGCGCCAGCACCGGCGTCCCGTCCGTCGTCGTGCCCACGCGCTGAATCGGCGTGTGGAACTCATGCTCGGGGTACTGCCGCGGCGTCGCTGTCGGAACGCGATCACCACGCAGCAGCTTCCCGTCTAGCTTCTCGTCGTGCGCCCGGTCCACTTGGCTCCTGGTCGAGAAGCAAACCGGCGCCGGGGCCACGGTCGGGAACACGCACGCGTTCTTTGCCACCGCGCGACGAATGCCGAGCCGGG